TATAACGAATCAAAATTATCAAAACAAATAGATAGATTAATCTTAGAGGCTAAAAAAAGGAAAGTTTCTGAGGCAAACGACCTACACTTTTTGAAATTCTTGAATAAATCACAAGTTGATAGCTATCATAGTCTATCTCAAGAAGATAAAGAAAGTGTAAAACTTCATATAAACGAAAGAAGTTATTTCAGTGGGAAAGAAGTACTTTCTCTAATACAAGAGGCTCTCTCATCAAAAAGAGAATCACTTGAAGAAAAATTAATCAGATTGATGCCCGATAACATAAAGCCAATCTGGTCAAGAATTGATGAATCAAGTAGAAAATCAATCCTTTCACAAGCTAAACTGCACCCACAGTTAGATTCAGAAATGAAAATAGAACATTTTTGGAACACAAGATCATTCAAAAAAGAAGCAACCGAGAAAAAGTTAGTCTCTCATGACATTCTTCAAGAAGATAGATTAAGTGACAGGGATATTTCATTGATCATGGAAAGATTTAAAACAATTTAATATTGAATAAAATCAATATATAAAATAAAAAAATAATAAATAAAAAATGTCACACATTAGAATAGACACACAAAAAGCACTCAAGAAATGGACACCAGTTCTTGAAAACATGGGGATCGAAGATTCAGATCGCCTAAATTGGATGTCAGAATATGCTGAATATCACTCTTTGAATGAAAATGCATATTTGAACGCATCTATCTCAGGTATGGGTAATGTATTAGCCCCTAGTCCTGCTACTTTTGCTGGACAAACTCTAGGTAACGCACCAGGAGCGGTTGGCTCAGGTGATGTAGCTCAAAACCTATTACCAGTTGCTATGAAAATTGCAGCACAAACAATCGGTCTTGATCTAGTATCTGTAAAACCAACTCCTGGTCCAAGAATTGAACTTCTATTCATCGACTTCAGATATGACGATGTTGATCTAGAAGAAGGAAGACCACAAGTTTTTAAAATTAGTAGCACTCTAGCTGCTAAGAATGAGGCAATTAAAGCAGGTCTGACTGCTTCTATGGACACTAATACAATCACCGAAACAGTAGGTGGATTGACAGGAAGATTGTATGTTGATATATCACAAGCAACAGCATCCAACACATCGGGACCAGGAACAGGTACAAAACTAAATTGGGTTGAATTCCTTGGTTTTTCTCGTATTGATGGTTTGCCAATGTTCAGAGCTTATAGACAAGCAAATGCAGTAGGTGGTTTTAATGGATCTGCTGCTCCATCAGCTTTTGACTCAACAAAAAATACATTTCCTGCTACAGGTGCTATGACCGATGCTATTGACTTTATCGGTACAGTGGGTGTTACATCATCAACTGCTAATGGAACTTTATCAGTAGAATTGATCTCAGCTCTAGAAGACCATATCCCAGGTTTTTCATCTAACTGGACTGGTTCAGCAATCTCTGGTGATTACCCAATGGATAGATTAACAGACGACCGTACATACTCAGGTGTGATTGGTCCAAAAGTTTCTACTAAGTCAGTTGCAGTTGGAACAATCGAAGTTTCATCGGCTCTAAGAAGAACTGAAATTGAGGATATCAAAGCCAACACCGGTATGGATATTACTCAAAAAATGGAAAGCATTCTTGTTAATGAGCTTTCACAAACAATTTCAAAGCAAATTGTTGCTAAAATCTTTGAAATGGGTAATTTGAACAGAACATCTGCTCCTGTAAGAGGTTCAGGCACTATCTTTGACCTTAACACTAACTATGTCGGATCAAGTGGTCCAGGTGGTGAAACAACACATGCTGTTCAAAGAAAACTTATCACTAAAATGGTACATGCCTCTAACTTCATCGCAACTGAAGGTCGTGTTGGACCAGCTCAGTTTGCAGTTACCAACGGAGGTCTTGCAGCATCACTTATGGATATCGCAGGATATACCATTAACCCACTAAAGTCAAAAATCAGTGGTTCTGGTCAGCTTTATCCAGTAGGCCAAATCGGTGATATCACTGTATATGTTGATCCTTATATGAAGTATAATGACAACAGAATCGTAATCGGAAGAAAAAATAACCCTGATCAGCCAGGTATCGTATTTGTACCTTACTTGATGGCTCAGTCAATCAGCCTTCTTTCAGAAGCTACTTTCGCACCTAGATTGTTACTTAGATCTAGATATGCGGTAACTGAAATTGGTTGGTATCCACAAAAGCAGTACATGACTATCAATGTTACTGATACAGCTGGTTTCTTGAACTAAGTTCAATTGAATCCACATCTATTAAAAAAATCCCTCCATTGGAGGGATTTTTTTTTGTTCATTTTAAATGCTGTTCTGTTATTATTATGAATTCAAATTCTTTTTTCTGACACCATTCTATCATATATTTCCACTTTTGGATATTTTTATTATATGTTTTTAAAGCATATTCTAAATTCCTCAATTGTTTAGAAGACATGTTTTCAGTTATCTTGGGCTCGATTGTCTCTGAATATGGTTTTACTTCCGCCACAACCCTGGATAATGTACCATCTTCTCTTTGTAGTTCATAAAAAAAATCTGGATAGTATGTATGTTGAGTAGTCTCAAAATCCTTTCTGACCGAACTCCATTCCGTTTTTTCATATGGGATTTTAATATATTCTGCTGACCATCTTACTATTTTGGGGTTTATATCTAAATAAATCATCATTTTTTTTTCAAGACCGCTGCGATAATATACCCCACCTTCGTTATTCAATTTTATTAATTTATCAATATTGGTGGGTATAAAAAGACCTTGGGTATATCTTGAGGGGGATGTTGGTTTTTGATTTAGCATATTTTATATATAAAAAAGACATGGGTATTTTGATAGATTTAGTTGAAAAACAAAATGAACTTAAAAAAAGAAATCTTTCTGATGTTTTCAAAGAGAATTCATTATTCTTTTATAAAAAATATCAACAAAGTGATCAGTGGGTAAGATTCACTCCATTGAGAGAGATATCATTTGGTGGGTTTTATTTTTTCTTTTATAAAGATGAATCAAACTGGATGCAGTATTCACCAGTATTTACTGTTGAATTTAAAAAATTTGAAAACAAAATAATAATATTGGCTTTGAACTTTAATTTTATACCACTCGAGTATAGAGCAAGAATATTCGACCCTTTTATAACACAAAATGATATCGAAAAAAATAGGGACCTGGTGGTTGATTACAAAGGTATATACAATAAATTATTGACTATAGGATACGAATATTCACTAGTAGAATATAATTTATCCCAGATGGTTAGTGCCTTTAGCATAGATAACCAACTTTTACCACGTTTTTTGATTTCTGGATTTCCATCTAACAAATATGATCCAGAAAAATTATATAAAATATGGTTAGAAAAACTAAAAACAAAAAAACTTAGAGACAAGGAAATAAAAAAATTGAAAATTCATGAACTCTATAAAAGCACTCAAACAAAAAAAGAAGATCTTGATTTATTAAAGGAAAGAAAAAATAGAATCTTTAGAAATACTGAAAGATTTGGATGATATCTATGGACATTCCCAAATTTTAATATATAAATAAAAAATTATTTGTTTTAATGGCATCCTATAATCCGCAAAATAATGAGCAGTCTTCACTTCTCATGAATTCTTCGGTTGAAAATAAAGGATTATTTTCAAGATTACTCAGAAATTTAAGTTCCTGGGGGATGAAGTATGACGACATGATCTTAAGAAATACCGTTGGTGTGAATATGAATGAAGATCCATATTCACAAAAAGACGGCACATTTTATGATGTTTTTTCTCAAAAAGCGGTAGCAACCGTACTAAATAGAAAATCCATACCTTATCTAGACAGATCCTATAACGACAAAAGAAGAATTCTTCGTGAATACTCTATCAAAGATTATCTGAGGGACTATGTATCGAGAGTTGCGGAGGAGGCAATAATTTATAGCGAAAGAGATTTTTGCTATCCTAAAAATATTTCAACATCATATTCACAAGAAATAAAAGATAAATATCAGGAATGTTTTGAAAAAATTTACAATAGATATGTTTTCAATGATGGAATTTCTGGTTTCAATTTGATGAAGGACTTCCTCATAGACGGATATGTGGCAGTGGAAATAGTATGGGATGACCAAAAACAAAATATAGTTTATTTTAATAGATTAAAACCAGAAACCCTAGTTCCAGCTTACGAACCAAATATTGGAAATTTATGGATACAATTTCCAGAAGATCCCCAGCTAAGGAGAATATTTTTAGACTCTCAAATAGTTTTTATTTCTTATTCCACTCAAAATGATTACACAGAAATCTCTTATTTAGAGGGTCTTATCAAACCGTATAACCAGTTCAAAGTTATTGAGCAGTCTAGAATTATGTTCAACATAATAAACGCAACGCTCTTTCAAAAGTTTGTAATACCTGTAAAAGGTTTATCCAGACAAAGAGCAGAGGAGCAAATAGGACAACTCATATCTGACTATTCCGAGGAAGTAGAATGGGATGATACCTTGGGTACCGTTCAAATAAATGGTTCAAAACATCTACCCTACAATAAACAATATTGGTTCCCAGAAGGTGAAGGTGGTACACCAACCATGGAACTAGTAAGTCAAACAGGACACAACTTAAATGAAGATCTAATATTAACTCACTTCTTAAAGGCACTAAAATTGGCATCTAAAATTCCATTCCAAAGATTTGATGAGACTTCGGGTGGTGGTACAATATACGAAGAAGTGGGCACTATGACACGTGATGAGGTTGTTTTTGGAAACTTCATAAATAGAATTCGTGCTAACTTCAAGGAATTAATAGTAAAACCACTCAGACTTCAAATGTGTATGGAATTTCCTGAGCTAAAAGATGATGAAGTTTTCCAAAATGAATGTGATATTGTTTTCAATGTAAATCAAATTTTTGAAAACTGGAGAAAACTAACAAATATGGAGAAGAAAGCATCAATAGTAACCAATCTTCTTGCATTAATGAAAGATGATAAACCTTACTTCCACATTGACTATTTGATGGAAAAAGTTTGGGGACTAACCCAAGAAGAAAAAAATGAAAATGAAAGTTACTGGACACTCAAAAATGCGTCAGCTTCATCTACCGCAGATACCAGTGGCGGTGATATGGGAGGTGGTGATATGGGAGGTGGTGATATGGGAGGTGGTGATATGGGAGGTGGTGATGTGGGTGGTGGTGATGTGGGTGGCGGGGAAGCATCCCCAGAACCACCTGCTCAAGGGGCGGCAGAGGGTGGTGGAACAGAATTTGAGTTTTAATTCGAATCTAATTCAACTTTTTGGTAATTTTTCCTATTTTTTTGAATTATTCTTTCTCTCACCAGTTTATTTTGTACTGGATATTCAACACCTAAGGATTTTTTGAGTGAATTTTTTCTTTTTGATTCTGAACATTTGCGACAATTATACTCTCCCCAATTGTTATCATAATTGACATAATTTTTATAGATCACTTGTTTTTCTATCCCACATTTGTCACATTTACAAAGTATTTTGTGGTGTGATCCACTTGTCAATAATTCTACTGGTATTTCTAAATTTGCACCCAAACTCACTTCATAACCCAAATTCTCGTAATAGCTGATGTTTTGCTCTGTTATTTTTATTTTAATCTCTTTTGTCAATATCATAATTTGATAGAGGATTTTTTATTATATATATAAATCAAAAAGTCCCCAGAAAAAAAAACATATAACCATGGAAGAAAATTTGAATAACCCATCAATAGGTCTTGACAATCAAGAAATAACACTTTTAAAAGAAAGATTTATCTCTAAATACTGCAAAGAAAGAGGTTGGAATCCTGATAACCTCACTACTGAGCAGTACCTAGAGATATCTCAAAAAAGAGAATTCAAAAACCCAGGTCTTATTCTAGGTTAGAATCCCAAAGATAGAAGTCTATAAAACCCTCTAGAGTTTCTCTATTGGCAAAATAATGATCTACGCCATCTTTTAGGATATAACATTCATCACCATCCCATGTTATAGAGTCATAATCTACACCCATTCTATCTAAAACATCCTCTATATCTTGTATGGTGATCAATTGATCTTCACCTTCCTGATCATAATTAGTATCATCTTCATCTTCAAAATCATCACTATCCCAGTCTAATCCATCATAGTAACTTTGTGTCTTACCAGAGGATGTTCCGCCCCCATAATCCCAAGAATCCCTTTGGGAATAATCAGTAGATACACCCCAGTACCCATTGTCCCATCTCGACCAAGGGTCATCATTTTTGGTAAAATCTCTAGAAACTACAAGGGATTCCCAATCAATTTTTATTGCAGCTTTACACAGATTTTCAAGGTGAGATATACTCTGATTTTCACTTCTGGTGTGTTCGGATTGGTATCCTACTGATATATTCGTACATTCACTTACAATACCTGCAAATTGATTAGAATCGGTATATATACCCGTTGGATCGGGTTGATAATTGAAACCAAAACCTAGACTATTTAGTTTATTTGACAAATCAATAGCAAATTCATCAGAAGCAGTCCTGCCGTAGGACTGGTGAGTGATAATAGATCCCTTACCCCGCCTGTCAAATGAAATTACCTTTGTTATTTGGGGGTAAATATTTTTAAAAACATTTTTTAGTTTGCTAGATCCAATACAACCCCTTTCTTCACCCAGGAAAAAATAGTACAACCCAGGTACCTTGTTTTTAATCATGTATAACATAATGGTGACCCCTGCCTTATCATCCGCACCGAGTATGGTACTACCATCGGTTAAAATGAGATCTCCCTTTATAACGTGTCTAACAACACTCTTATCGTATGATGCGGTGTCTAGGTGGGAGGTGAACATAGTTGTTGTTTTTCCAATTTCTAAATAGTAGTTACCAAACTGGTCTAGTTTGATATTTTTTGGAAGGTGACTGATTAATTGTTTTTCTGTTCCGTGTGGATAGGTCTCCCCGGTGAGTTTTAAAAAGGTGTCTATTATTTTCATAACACAAAGATAGTGATTTTTTTATATTATACAAACTAAATTTGTTTTTTTTTATATAAAAATTAAAAAAACTAATGCCACCATTTTCATTTATTGTAACTTTTAGATTTTCACCCGATAGAATTCTTAATTTAAGGAGAGTTTTAGAATGGATATCAGGATTTCAAGGTGTCGAGATCATCGTTGTAGAACAAGACAGGAACACTAAAATTGACAATCTTCCATTACCGGGAAAGCATATATTTTTATATAACCCCGGAACATTTAATAAATCATGGGCATACAATGTGGGGTGGAAGCATTCTACTTCTCCTATAGTTGTTTTTGGTGATGCTGATGTTTTGATGGATCCTAATCTTTTTTCACAGGCACTAGCACAGGTTGAAAATAACGAAGTGGTCAATCCATATAGTTCGGTAATAGATCTAGAGGACTGGGAAAGTTCTCAAGATTTTGGAACAATACTAAAAATATTAAGAAGTGGTAGGGGAGAAAATGACCATCAAAAAGTACCCTTGTGTGGTGGTATTACAATTTTTAGAAAAGAATCTATTGATAAAATTTGTGGATGGCCCGAAGAATATATCGGTTGGGGTGGGGAGGATGATGCTATGTCAGTAAAAGTCAAAAAACTTCTTAAATATGT